TCCCCCTGCGCCTCCACCTCCACCACCTCCACCGCCACCGCCCCCTGCTCCGTCTAGGAATCAGTATGTTCTGGTGTTGACCAGCAACTCCACAAACGCAGTTACGTTAAACGTAACAACGGGTGCGGCGACAAATGTTACTGGGTATTCTGCTGGCGTTTACATCGCTGGGGTAACAGATATTTCTGTTGTTGTGGAGGCTGGGAAATACATATATTCCATTTCGGGTAATCCAGCATTGACGTTGATAGGTGGAGCCACAGGGGATACGGTCACACTAATCAATAACGGATACATCCTCGGCAAAGGCGGCTTTGGGGGTGGAACCTATCAAGGGACGGGTATTTCCGCTGTACAATTAACCCCCGGTGTGGGCGGCACGGCTCTCAAATTAGGCTTTGACACTACCGTCACCAACGGCGTTGGTGCGTTTATTTGTGGCGGTGGTGGTGGCGGCGGCGGATCGGGGACTGTCGATGGTGCTGTCGGCGGTGGTGGTGGCGCTGGCGGCGGTAGCGGTGGCAACACGTATAGTAAGTACACCACCATTGAAGTGGCTGGGGGTTACGGCGGCGGTGTTTTCTTTAACACTACGTCTGGGGTAAGTTCTGGGCAAAAAGGCGGGGACGGGGATAATGACCCAGATTATTTGTCCCCATTACAAGCGCAAGCATCGGGAGGTGGTGGCGGAAGGCTGTTTACAGGTACGAGCTTTGTGGGAGGCTCGGGCCCGGACGCGCAAGTGTACGGGGCTGCTGGCGGTGGTGGCGGTGGTGGCGGTGGTGGCGGTGCAAGATACGAAACAGGAAACACCATTTACAGCTACCTTGGTGGTGGCGGTGGGGGTTGGGGCGGTACCGGGGGTCAGGGGCAATCTAGAGCTTATAGTGTTGGCAAGGGTGGTCGTGGCGGAACTAGCGGTAATGGTGTAAGTGCCACAGGTAGCGGGACAGTTATAGCCACCCAAGCCGGAGCGTCAGGTGGTAAAGCTATCGACTTTAATGGCAAAACTTGCACGATAAACGGCGAAGGAACTATCTACGGAGCAAAATCATAATGCACAAGTTTATGGCCCAAGGGATGTTTGGTTCCAATGGATTTGACACCCTTGAAGAAGCTCGCGCCGTATTAAATTTTGCTTTTGAGCAGTACCAAAAATCGGAAGAGTATGTATATCAAATCGAGTGTCGAGTGATGTTCGAGAAGGGGTACTTGCCGATTTCTGTGCCGTTTAATACTCAGCAAATACCACCCGCAGATGAATATGCCGCTTTTAACATGTACTCTGGGGAGTACGTTGTTTACAAAACATTTGAAGATGCAAAAAAAGTTGTAGAGGCCCAGCATCAACAAAGAACCGCAGACCTGAAAGCTTCATACAGCATTTCTACGTGCAGCACGGACCCAGATACCGGAGAGGAATCTTGGGTTGTCATCGAAACTTTGGGGGGAGTCAATGAATGACCTACTTAAACTACTGGGAAGCGTTGCCCCTGCTCTGGCGGGTATTGTTGCTGGACCTGCCAGCAGTCTTGCTATGTCTGCTATTGCTAAAGTTTTTGGAGTAACAGACACCGTTGAAGCGGTAACCAAAGCCATTTCCGCCGACCCAGATGCTGCGCTCAAGTTGGCTCAGATTGATCTGGAAAAGCTGAAAGCAGAATACGCTAACACTGCCGACGCTAGAGATATGCAGAAGATTGCTCTTCAGCAGTCTGATATTTTCTCCAAACGGTTTACGATGTACTTGACTGTGTTCTGGTCTGTTGCCGCAGCAGCCTACGTTGGTTTTATTACGTTCGGCGTAATCCCAGAGAATAACGTTAGGTTCGCGGACACGATTCTCGGCTTCATATTGGGCACGGTAGTGTCTACTGTTTTGAATTTTTGGTTTGGCTCCTCTATCGGCTCCAAGGAAAAAGGCGAGGCACTAAGGAAATGAATACCAACTGGGATGCTTGCTTTAGCCACCTAATCAAGCACGAGGGAGGCTTTAGTGACCACCCCCTTGATCCGGGGGGCATGACAAACCTTGGAGTTACTCAACAAGTCTGGGAGAATTGGGTAGGACATTCGGTTACTGAGCAAGAGATGCGCGACCTTACACCAGAGAAGGTCAAGCCGCTGTACAAAGACGTGTACTGGGATCGGGTCAAGGGAGATAAACTACCCTCTGGTGTTGACTATTGTGTATTCGATGCTGCGGTCAATTCTGGTGTGCGCCGTGCATCTCAATGGCTCCAAGCTGCATTAGGTGTGGCAGCGGACGGCTCTATCGGCCCGCGCACTATTGCTGCGGCAATCGCCACCCCGCCAGTTGCCACGATTACCAACTTCTGCGCCCAGCGTTTACACTTCCTGCAAGGCTTATCTACTTGGTCTACGTTTGGTAAGGGTTGGGGGCGTAGAGTTTCTGAAGTGAAAGCCACCGCGCTCTCAATGTGAGGCTAATATGCCGCTGAAAAAACTCGTCTTTAAGCCCGGGGTTAATCAAGAAAACACCCGATATACGACTGAGGGCGGTTGGTATTCCTGCGACAAGGTGCGGTTTCGGCAGGGGATGCCGGAAAAAATTGGCGGGTGGGAGCAGCTTTCTTCCAACACATTTCTTGGAACCGCAAGATCAATGTGGCCTTGGATGACGCTGGGTAACGTTAAATATCTTGGGATTGGCACACATCTCAAGTATTACGTTATGCGTGGCGGTTCGTACTACGACATTACCCCGCTTAGGCAGACCGAAAATTTAGGTATTAATCCATTTGCTACTGTGGTTGATAGCCGCACCGTTACCGTAACAGATACTTCTCACGGAGCAAAGACGGGGGATTTCGTGACATTCTCCGGGGCCACTCCTGTTGCTGGACTGACCTTAAACGGCAGCTATCAAGTTACTGTAGTAAACGCCAACTCTTACAGAATCACTGCCTCATCCCTTGCATCGGGGGCAACCACTGGCGGCGGGTCTTCTGTTGTGGCTAAATACCAAATCCCCGTTGGTACTGAAATCCAAACGCCGTTTAGAGGCTGGGGCGGCGGCACTTGGGGCAGTGGGGTGTGGGGGGTTGGTACTGTTACTGCTACACGTATCCAGATATGGTCCGCTCAGAATTTCGGTGAAGACTTGATTTACGGCCCCAAAGGTGGGGCGATGTACTACTGGACATCTAACATTGCGTTTGCGCTGACAACCCCCGGGGTGTTGATAAGTTCTAAAGCTGGGGCATCTGATGTCCCAACAAAACAAAACATCATCCTTGTCTCGGATTCATCACGGTTTGTCATTGCTTTCGGCGCCAACGAACTTGGTAGCGCATCTCAAGACGCAATGTTAATTCGCTGGTCGGATCAAGAAAGTGCTGTTAATTGGACCCCCGCCGCCACCAATCAAGCGGGTGGAATTCGGTTGTCCCACGGATCAGAAATTGTTGCGGCCATGCAGGTGCGGCAAGAAATCTTGGTGTTTACGGACACCGCTTTGTACTCCATGCAGTACCTTGGGGCTCCGATTGTGTGGGGCACTCAACTGCTTGCGGACAACATTTCTATTGTTAGTGACCGAGCCACCACTGTTGCGGCTGGTGTAACGTACTGGATGGGCGCTGACAAGTTCTACATGTACGATGGCCGTGTGCAGACCATCATTTGTGATCTGCGCCAAGCGGTGTTTCAAGACTTTAACAAAGACCAAACAGGGCAGATATTTGCTACTACCGTTGAGAAGTTCAATGAGATTTGGTGGTTTTATTGCTCACGCAACAGCGCCGTCATTGACAAGTATGTTGTATACAACTACACCGAAAAGGCGTGGTACAACGGCAACATGACTCGGACGGCATGGGTGGACAACAGCATCATCAGCTCTAACCCAATTGCTGTTTACCCAGTTGAGGGTGGCGGGAAGTTGGTGTATCACGAAGTTGGAGTTGACGATAACTCTTCTGGAACCCCAGCGCCGATATTTTCGTACATCACATCGGCTGAGTTTGACATTGATGACGGGCACAACTTTGGTTTTATCTGGCGCGTTCTTCCAGACATTACGTTCCGGGGTTCAGTTGCTGAAAACCCACGGGCTATGCTTACGCTCTTGCCATTACAAAACTCTGGTTCCGGCTACACGGACCCCGCATCTGTTGCTGGATCAGACACTGGGGCTATTACGCGCTCGTCCACTGTTCCCGTTGAGCAGTTTACTGGGCAAGTAAACATTCGAGTGCGCGGTAGGCAGATGTCACTTAAAATTGCATCCGAAGACCTTGGGGTTACATGGCAGCTTGGCTCCCCACGTATTGACATTAAGCCGGATGGCAGACGATGAGTTATACCTCCATTGTTAAACGGTTTGTCGCCCCCGCCCTGCCTGATGCTCCGTCAGCGTATGAAGCCGGGTATCTGGATAAACTTAACAACATCCTACGGCTGTACTTCAATCAGCTAGATCAACTTCTGGAGCAAGTGGTGGCAAATACGACCAACAACGAAAGCACCACCTCTGCGGACTTCATGACCCAAGTTGCCCGTGGCAAAGTTGTGGGCGCGTCACAAGTTAACATCTTCGCGTACTCCGAGAGTGTTTCAAGCACCTATTACACCCTGTGGGAGTTGACTGGCACAACGCAGTATGCCTTCCCCTCATCCGCAGTTGTAATGACGTTGGCTAGTACATCCGCATCAGACAACACACAGGCAACTGTTTTGATCGCGGGTCTGGACACCAATTGGGACATCCAAACGGAAACCGTTACGCTAAACGGAACAACTAACGTAAACACTACCAAGAGTTTCCGGCGTATCAACACCATGGTGTTGACCAGTCCCGGCACTAGTCAGACAACGAACATTGGCGTTATTACCGCTAAGAATGGTGGCGTAACGTATGCACAAATAAATGCTGGCATTGGTAAAAATCAAGCCGCAATTTATTCTGTTCCCAACGGATACACCCTGTATCTGTATTCGATTGATGCATTTAATGGAGACTCTGCGGCGTCTGCCTACATCAATTACAGAGTCAAAAGCACTAATAATGCATTGACAAATCCAGTTACGTTAACGGTACTGCAAACAAGTTGGGACACATCGTATCAAGTGATACGACAAAACCCATTCCCTTACACGCAAAAAACAGATGTGCAGTGGCAGTTCTCCGTAAGTGGCGGAACCCATCATTGCGGCCTCATCCTGCAGGGCATACTAATCAGCAACACTGCTGACTAAGGGGCAATAGGATGGCATTGTTACAGAATATAGCCCCGGGCAAGATTAGCTTTGACCCTACCAAGATTGGTACTGGGGCAACAACATCTTTTGGGAAATTAAATACCAATGTTGCTGGCCTTGCTGCGCCCGAGGCAATTAAAGCTGCTACCACTGCCATTCCGGAAAAAGTTAAACAAGACAAGATACAGGCTGAAAAACAAGCCGCATTTTTAAAGTCCCTTCGCAACGATGACCCCCAGAATAATCTTCTTGATGACGATTACATGGATGTGCGGAAGTTTTGGGGAACTACGGTTGTAGGCACCCCGGAGTGGGATGCAAAAAATCAAACATACCAAAAGTATCTACAGGCTAGGGATCAGCAACAAGCGGCCCTATTAGCGCAGTTTAACGCATCCCCAGAAGGTCGTTTGAAAGCGGCTTACGGCGCATGGGAAGATAAGTTAAACAATTTTAAAGGCACTGCGGCAGAGAAGCAGAAACTCATTACCGATCACGTTCGTGACCAGCTATTGGCCCAATCTAAGGGTTATGGGTTTAGTTGGAAGGCCAATAAAGACGAGATATTCCATGCTACTAACGTAGCAAATATGCTTACGTCGCAGGGTGTTAATGACCTTAGCCTATTAAAGTATGATAGCAAAGGGAATTTATATAAAACCTCGTTTTCTGATACTCCGGGACATGGGCGGTATACGGGAGCTTATTCTTCAAGTCCAGAAAACAAAATCAACTGGTACAAGAACGATGATGAGAACAAAGGACAGCTAGGTTGGTCAGCGGCTGGTACAGGCCGCACCAATTACATGGTCAAGGCGGATGCTGCTGGTAACCCCGTCTTTTACCCTGACTGGAAGAGTAATGCCCCCGGCGGAATTGGCGGGTTTCTTATTGATATTGCCCCCACCGTTGCAGGGTTGATTGGTGGTCCCGGGGCTGCTGCTGCCACTGCTGCAACTATTGGTTTAGCAGGTGGGCAAAATCCCAAGGATATTCTAAAAGGCGCGGCCACTGCTTACGGTACAGCTTATCTAGGCGGTGCTGCCAATGCAGCAACACAAGGGGCTTTGGCGGGACTTAATCCTGATCTAGTAGCAACTCTAGGCGGCGCGGCGCAAGGGGCTACGCAATCAGGAGTATCTGGAATTGCTACAGGCAATTTTGAACTTGATGAGATTTTAAAATCTGCACTGGCTGGTGGCGCAGCATCAGGCATCAAAAGTTTGTTGACAGAGCAGTTGCCAGCGGGTCAAGCGGGTCCGGTGCAGCCCAAAGATATTACTGGCATCGCCGCTGTTGATAAAGTTATCCCCGGCGCGGCGAGTAATCTTGCTGGACAAGTTGTTGCGGGTAAAGATTTGGGTGATGCCCTGACAAATACTGTAATCGGCGCGGCAAGTAATCTGGCGGCAGGACAAGTTGGTGGAGCCTTGAGTGGGGTAACGGGTAATCCTGAACTGGACAAGTTCTTGGCGTCCGCTGGTGCTAACTTGACAGGAACAGCATTAGCCACGTTTCTTAGAGAACAAGCTGCTTCA